CGCCGGAAGCGTCTAGACCGACGACTACCGAACGGAAGTTCTGTCGCGACGCATTCAGCGGCGCGCGTTCGACGGTCTTCGTATCGCCGCCGAAATCGGTGTACGAATTCGGTTGGTACGGATACCAAACGCTATCGGCATCGTCCGTCCCCGGCAGGTGTCGAAGCGTCGCTTCTTCCGCAACGGAAAGGTTCGATTGGTTCGAATCCAGCTTTTTGACGGTCATGATGCTTTACTTTCCTTGTAGTCGTATTCCGTTACGACGTTGTAGCGGTAGAAACCGTCTTCAGACGGCAACGGGGTATTTCGCGCGTTCTGAATCCGGACGAGGGCATTTTGCTTGCGAAACGCGTTCTTCGCAAGTTCCGCCAGTGCTCGCGCATTCTCGAATCCCTTCGGATCGGTCATCGGTGCGAAAATTTGCACGAATACCAAACCGGACGATTCGAAGAATTGGTTTCCGATTGCGGCGCGAGTTTCAAGAACGGTTTGTTCGGAAACTCGGCACCAATATTGATCGCCAGCGGGAAGCGCCGCATATCGCACGCCTTGCCAACGCGTTTCGGGCACGTAACCGACGATTGCCGGCGTGCCGTCTTTCCAGTCCGCATAAAACTGCGCGAACATCGAATCGATTGCAACTTGCGCGGTCATCGTGCGACGTAGACAATATGCAAAACCGACGTAAGCGCCGGTCGCAACGTTTTGATTTTAAGCGGCCGATACGTCGTACCGTCGCCAAGCTGGATCAGGCCGGTAATATCAGGTTCGAAACCTTGATTGCCAGCGATAAGAACGATTGCTTCGCCCTTCGGAATATCGTCGGCATCTTTCATCATGGAAAGGAACGGCGACGATTCGCGTTTCATCGGTAGAACGACACCGTAAACTTTCGTTTCTGTTGTCGAAGGCGTCGGCGAAACTTTCCAAGGGGTCGTCGTGTCAACGGGCGTCGGGTCGTCCTGCGCTACCCACACGATAAGCGCGCCGCTTTTCTGGATCAGGCGTTTTGCCGTTGCGGCGAGCTTCGTATAGTCCATTAGACACGCACCGTCGAAAGTGCGAAGCCCGAATCTTGCTTCAGAAGCGGCGCCAAGAACGCGTCAACGCGCGGCATTTCAGCGCCGGACGTGCGAACGGTTTCCGAATACTTCGTTTCGATAACGTCGATCTTTTCGGAAATGACGAACGGGCCGGTTTGCGTCGGCGAAATGTCAATGCCGCTCGCTTGCTCGACGCACAGTTGACAAAGTGCGTTCTTCAGTTCAAGCGGAATTGCATTGTTCGGAAAGTCGTCCCCGTCAATGGTGACGCAGTTACGCGGCCACTGCAACGGTTGTGGAATCGGCTTAGACAGGTCATCACCCGGCCAATTCGTCTTTTTGCCTTGAAACTGATTTCGCTTGGCTTCGATGTAATCCATTGCGCCGAAGACAAGCGGAATCAATTCGTCGTCAGTTTCGGGCAGCGTGGCGCCGCGCGCGTTAGCGAAAGCGCGGATCGTGGTAACGTCGCAATACGTGTTTGCGCCTGCGACGTTCGTTCCGTCTTCGATAACAAGTGCGGTCGTCACGCTGTTTCCCCTAGCTTATTGCTTTTGCCAAGCGGCGCCGGGGTTGGCTTGCGGCGTCTTGCCGGCCTTGCCTTCGCCTTGCTGCGCGTTCTTCACGTTGTCGGCGGCACTCGGCGCGGGCGGTGCATCGGCCTTCAGCTTTGCGGCTTCGTCGGCCTTTTCGGCAGCGATACGGGCTTGTTCGGCCGCAGCGTCTTCCGAATCGCGAAGCTTGCGAATCGTTTCGTCGCGCGCTTCGCGAAGCGCCTTTGCGCCGTCCGGAAACTTGCGGTATTCCTTCGGCACGCAACCGGCAACGCCGTCGCACTGTTCCGGCGCAGAACCGCCGCTGTGAATGGAACCGTTGCGGTGCGCAACGTTGTTGCCGAGTTCCCAAATTTCTTCCATTTCATCGGCGGTCGGAACGGCGCCAGCGAGGAAGAACAGAATACGTGGGTCTTTGTGGGCGGAAGCCATGTTGCGTTTGCCTTTCAGGTTGTACCTACAAAAAGGGGCGCCGAAGCGCCCCTTTTCTCTGCATGTCGCCGATTACTGCGACAGGGCCACAACGCCGGCCATGTCCTTGATATCGGTGACGATCTTGTCCCAATTCGTCGCGGTTTGCAGCGCGGCATCATTGGGCGACTTGCCGCCGTTCGTCTTGTCCCAGGTGTAACCCTTCAGGCCAAGTTCGAACGACCATTCCGATTGGTACGTACGGCCGATGTTTTCATCGCCGTTCGTCACCTGGAAATTGTCGGTGAAGTCGTTGTTTTGGTGGATCGTGATCGCGCCCGGTTGCAGACCGAGGGTACGATACTTCGTGCCGGTCGAAACGTAGGTCAGACCCGGCGCATCCGTCATCACGAACAGACGGCCGAACGCATCGCGAACGATGTTGACCGTTTCGAACTTGAACAGGATTTGCGCGTTGGTCAACGCGTTGACGTACAGGTCAGTCATCGGCTTGGAATGGATGATCCAAGCGCGAATCGCGCTCTGACGGTCGCCGAGCAAACCGGCCGTTTGCGCCAGTCCGGTAAACGCCAGAACGCCCGCCGTCAGGTCTTTCGTCAGCGCGGCTTGCGCTGCCGTCGCGATGGCGCAACCGGAAATGCCCGTGTTGAGCATATCGGCCATCGAAGCGGCGGCGAGCTGTTGCCCGAGTGCGGCGCCGGCCACTTGCGGATTCATTTGAATCCAGTGGAATTGACCCGGGTCAAGCGCAATCGGCTTCGAACCCGACGCAACCTTGACCATCGTGTCAACCAGCATCGCCAGCGGCGAAGACGCTTGCGCGCCCGTGCCGTAGGCGTTGCGGCGCTTCACCAGACCGGAAATCTTGGCGAAAAACGTGTGATCGCTGTAATCGCCTTGATGCTGGCCGCTGGAAAGCGTGATCGTGCCATCGCTTGCGGCGTTGAACAGGTTGATTTGCTGCGACTGGACTTCCGTCATCGCGTCGTACGCGTATTCGGAAAAGACTGCAAGGTCAGAAAGGGCCATGATGCTACCTCGTTTAAGCGGTTTGGTTTGCCGCCTTACGTGCCGCAATTTGCGCCGCCAAATCTCCGGGCGCCATTTTCGACAGGTCTTGCGGCGGATTGCCGTTGTTGTTTGCGTTCGCGCCGGCACCGCCGAAACGAGATTGCGCACCGCCCGAACCATTTCCGGCACCGCCGGAACCGCTCGCGCGATTTGCCGCAATTATAGGGGCGAATTCCTTGTTGGACGCAATCTCTTTTTGCAGGTCTTCCACCGTCAGGGCGGAAATTTTCCCGCTTGCGTCGAGAATGCGCGTAACCGGAGCTTCGCCGGACAAGTCCATCTTCAGTCGCGGCAGGATATGCGGAATCAGCAGGGCCGGCGCCGTGCTGATTTTCGACGCGATATCGCGGGCGACGTTTCCGACCATGTGCGTTTCGAGTTGCGCGGTAAGCTTGCTGTTTTCCGCCTTGTGGGTGTCTTGCTGCGCCTTGAACTTTTCTTGCCACGATTTATCGAGCGCAGCAACGTCGCCGGAATTGCGCGCCGTGCCTTCCTTCAGCGCGGCGAGTTCTTCAGCGGCCTTTTTCGCTGCCGCCTTCGCTTCGTCAGCTTCCAGCTTGTTTCGTTCGTTTGCGCGACGGAGTGCGCCGACGTCATCGTCGCCTTCCACGTCAAGCGTGTAGGCGTCGCCTTCCTTTTTGTATTCCGCCTTCATTGCGTCGGAAAGCTTGTCGAATTCGGCGACGGTAAGTTTGCGCTTCAGGGCCATTTTTGAACACCGTTCAAGTTGAGTAACGCACCGCGTTACGGGTTAAGAATCAGGGGAAGTTTCGTTGCGAAAGCGTCAAGCGTAATCGGCTTTGCGTCGTCAAATCGCGGAATATCTTTCGCGCGCAGTTTGCCGTTTTGCAGCGCCGCCAGCTTGGACGGTGCGAGTATATCCGACAAAAATGCCTGCGGTTGCGACTTGAGGAACGCGAAATAGCTTTCGGGCGGATCGTCGGCGCCAATATCCGGAACAATGTCCGAACGGCAACCAATGTGCGCCGGGGGAATCGGGCCTTCGCC